GCCAATCCATGATCTGATTCTGGTATTGATAACCTGCATCGGAACTAAATGTCCTCGCTGAATTTATAGTCGTACCAACTCCCGCCGTTTTCCTTGCCAAATTGACCGAGTAGTCAGTTATCAAAATCCCACCTGACCCGCTATCGTTATCATGCACTAATGCATTATCATCCAGCAATTCATCATTTGTGTTAATCGCATAATTCCAACCCGCCGCTACCTTCTTTAATCCATAAAGTGAAACAGAATTAAAAAAATGCGCTGCAAGATGACCCACTGCCGGTATAGACCTTTTGCCAACCGCTTCCGGATTATCTATCTCAAACCATTTATCAGTCGGTAACATACCAAATTTAATAGAACCCCTTAAAGTCGCCCCAAAGTCTGTCAAAGTCGCTTCCGATGCTTCGTTGGCCGCCTGAGCATAATAACAAGCATTTTCATTCTCGGTTGTCCAAGTTACCATGTTGATATTATGTGCCTTGCTTGTGGATTCAGGCGCCAATAAGATCATAAAATCTTCATCGACAAAATCCTCAACCAAAGTATTCCAGTCAGAATCCCCCGCCACAGTGCCATCCGAACCGCTTGAAAGCGCTGTCCAAGTTGTAACATCCGCAGGGAAATTGTCTCCAGCAGCAGAGGTATTTCCTGAATTATACGTGACAACTACATAATTGCTTCCAGACACAACATGATTTGTTAAAGAAGGCATTCCCAAAGAATCCGACATCGCAAAAGGAACGTCTACCCACTTTTCGACCTCTTGATAAGCCCCTGTAAAGTCTTTTAATGCAATCTGTAATTTCCAGTCTGCTCGATAAACCGTAGTTAAAGCAGCCGTATAGGTATTTATCAAAGCTGCAAATGTAATTGTCTTTGTCGCTGTGGCTATCGCCGTTATAACTGCATACTCAGTATTCGTGCCGTCTGCAATTTTTAAATAATACCCTACCTCTAAATTATCAACGGTATTTAATATAAGACTTGTCGGAGTTGCCCCACTATCAGTTGTTAACTTATAAGTCATGTTAAAAGTCTGCGTACTTTTCCAAGCTAACTTGTTGCCATATTCCGACTTGTCCGCCACATTCTTTAACCCAGCTTTTATATCGAATATTTTAACCGGCGTTCCCGCGCCGTCCATGATTTCATCAGTTGCCTGAACTGAATCACTTGCAACAAACGGTAAGACCTTCATTTCCACATTCACGCTATCAAGCAATGTATCGAAAAAACTCTTTGCAACAACGCCAGCATATTTGCTCGAACCGTAAAGACCGCACTTAACAGAATAAGCCGAAAAGTCATATATGCCAGTCTGGATACCAGCGACACCCCTTTCCGTTGCGCCCATGAGCCCGATTTTGTTTATATTTGCATCTGTAAGCCCCTTACTACCTTCAGCAGGCTTTCTTTTTATATTAGCACCGTAAGTCATTCTATACCCCCATCAAAAAATGTATCTTTAACCTTTTCTTTCTTGCTCTCGACTTTAATTTCAACCTTTTTGCTTTTGACCTCGTCAAAAACCTTCAAAATCCTTTTCAATTCAAAATCATATATCTTGTTTTCGTCAATATCGCACTCACAACCTGACAAAACACTCACACTCCCACCATCAATAAATTCTATGCTTTGAATTGAGTTTGTTACATTTTTAACTTTCATATTACTGACTCCACGTCTATATCAAAATTTGTTATTGCGATCCTGCTTTCAACCGTAAACGGAGAAGGTTGAAAATTATACTCATATAGCACTTTACACTTTTCGCCTGTATCATTATCAATAAAGGCACTATCTGTCATGTACATTTCGACCCTGTCGCCATTAAGCAAAAACCCAAATCCATCACCGTAGGATTCTTCGTATTCACTTGCTAGTTGTAATGCTTTTTCCTTGCTTGAACACTCTATATATATTCCAATAGTCAACTTACCTAAATATCTTTTTAACTTTACGGCATTTACTTGTGCCTCCCAAAAATCTTCTTTTCCAGCAGTCCAACCAGTTATAACAATTCCGCAATGAGGATCGACATTTATATCAGAATACGTTTCAATTTTAGTTTGACACACCGCAGTAACAACCGCCGCCGTTGTAAACGCATTTTCAGCATCTGTCTTTAACACGCCATCTCTCGAAAGTAATTGCAAATATTCAATTGTAGAATCCTCTGTTATTTTTAATGTGGTATTATCGAAAATATCAGTATTACTCGCCAGACTGATTTCCTCATCGCCTACCATCAAGGGAATTGTTAAGGTCGTAGACACATCATAATCAAGGCTGATATGATCTTGCAGAGCTGTCAAGACATCATAATTAACACTTGTATACTCAACTAATCTATAACCGATGTAATTTATAAACAATACCAAACTGCCTATCAACGACGTAATAACAAAACTACTTGTCGCCCCCCATGTACTGCAATCAAAGACTAATTGCTGGTATTGACTACGATCATTTTGTGCCTCGAAATTATATGTAGCTCCGCCAATTGTAATAGAAAATAACTCATTATCAGTTAATAAAGGCGACGTATAAACATATAAACTTAATTCCTCATAACTTGACAAATCGACTTCATCAAACGACACGGTGACATATTCTGCTGCTGTTGTAAATGTTATTTTCTTCGCAGTGCCACTAATAACAAAATCAATATTGTCAGCAATAACAATAGCTCCGTCGCTTCCTGTGTATTCAACATTTTCAAATTCCGTAAACAATTACGATCCCCATGTTTTCAGCATTAAAAATTTAATAAACTTTTTTTCTTTAGGATGATACTTACTAAAAGCCTTGTAAACCAAAGGTCTTGCAACCGTGTGCTTAAACCCTGTCGTATGCAATTTGGCTAATTTATAATATGTCAATCTTTCATTCGGGTATTTGGTCTTGTCTTTAACGTAGTAACCTGCACTTGCCATTCCATTCCTGTGCTTTTCTGCTCGCATATAATCTATCAATCTGCCATATCGAAATAAAGGTGGATGATTAAACCCCTGCGTCCTGATTGTCGATCGTTTTATTTTCCGCATTCCGAGCTGACCCTTTTTGGCCCTAGACTGTGCAAACGCCTTGAATTGCTCTGCTCTTTTCAAATTGAAATTACCTTCATTAAAATTAAAAGTCTTGTCAATTTCAGCTTGCAATCCCTTTAAACCTTCAATCACTTTCTTGCTCCGCCTACTAAAACATAAGAATAATCATCCCCTACTGCGCCATGAGGAACTATATGCTGAATGTCATACTCCAACTTAGCAATTACGATCTTATCAAAACGCCTTAAACCCTCAATTGTAATAACCAAATCGTCTATTTCTTTTTTAGCAACATAACATATTATATCACAATCATCTGTCCATGTAATTCTTTCGGTTAATTCTCGTGGGAATGGAGTATATTTAACAGGAAAAGTCGATAAAATCAAATCATCAAAACTTAATCCCTCATTCCTAAAAGTAATATATTGTCCCTGTTGACAAGCCAGAAAACAATCTCTTTTAACTCGACTCACATCTGCACTCGTTAAAAACATTAGCACCTCTCAAGTCTAAATGAAAAAACTCCCGCTTTCTGTAAATAAGAATAATAACGCATTTTCAAAGACCACGACGATTGACTCTTGCCCGATAACCCCGATATAGACCTTGAATAACCCTCGACCGACAAAGAATCGGATTGCCCTTGTCTATTCTGCTTTTCTTTGTTGTTTTCATACTCAACAACACCGGAAGCAATGTTATAAACCTCGGCCATAAAAATATATTGTTCTTCCAATTCCATACTCGCATAAGTCAAAGCTGCAATTCGATCATATTCCGATTCTGTAATATACTCTAACAAATCAAACTTACTTTCCTCGCTAATAGTAGTAATAACATTCTCTAATTCAAGCGCATTGCTATAACCAAAAAAAGCATAATCATTGCCTATCGCAAATTGAACTTTTGTCATTGTTAAAGTATCATCAAACATCATGCAGCCTTCATCGAATTTAATTTTTTCATAAACGATTTACTAACCGACCTTATAGAATGCCGACACCAGATACCCATAGCGCCCTCTGCTTTTGCATCCTGAATAGACATCACTCCATACTTACTCGCCGCAGCGCTGTTTAAAGCTAAAAGAGATTTGCCAAGTATTTTAGTCGCTAAAATAGATTTACAAATCTCTCTCTCCTTGCCAGACTTTAAAGGTCTAAAATCACGCTGATAGTAATCAACCAATTCGTGCCCCTTGCTTTCCTCAGCAACCTCAACCGATGTCCTGTCAACGTTTAATAATGTTGTCCGCATACTCATTTCAGCGTAACTATCAAGTTTATACCGGATGACCCTTTCACCGTCTTTGCCGAAACTCCTTGACTTTAAAATATTACCACTTTCCATTGCATCATAATATTCAGGCATAGTTTTTTTGAGGTCTTTCTTAAAAAGTTTAACTCTTTTATTAATTTCCCTTGTAGACATCCGACGCAATTGTTGATTTTCAACAATAAATCGCCTTTGTATATCTCGAATATTTGTCAATACATTCGTTTTGGTCTTACTCATTGCATCGAAAACTAATTCTTCAAACTGTGCCAAAGTTGCCTTTAAAATACTTTGTTGCAATTTAACCGACTCGATACCATATTTCTCAAACAAGAAAAGCGCATATACATCGCCTACAAAAATTCTTGCATTATCTTGCAAAAGACCAAGAACAACCAGCGTCAAAGCAATAATATTCTGCTCAACCCTATTCTGCTCCGATCTGGCAACCTCTCCTTCCTGCAATTCTCGCATATAGCTTTGAATCGTACCTGTATATTCCGCCAAAGGAGTTTTAATATAATCAATCAAAAATTCACTAATTGCATCTTGTTCATTGTCATCCAGCAAATACTCATCATATCGGGATAAATCAACATCCTTCATTTCATACTTTCGCTTAACAATCAAAGGCTTCTTTGTGTTGATTTCATCACGATATAATAAATCAATCATCTAACGCACTCCCTATCACTGCCCCGACATCGTCTTCGGGTTTGTCCTTCAACTGTTTATCTTCTTCAGGTTTGTCCTTCAACTTAACGCCCTTCTTCTTTTTTATTACAGTATCTTCTTCCCGAACATACTCTCCTTGTTTTAACAGCTCAATCGCATCTACTCCATGAACCGTTATTTTAGAACCGTTTTTGTGTACTAATGTTATCATTATCGTCCTCCAACTATTTTAATTATATAATTCTCTATGCCTTTTTATCGAATTTTCATCATTTTTCACACAAGCCCAACCATTGCAACACCTCTCTCCACAATTGCATGATAATGTGATAAAATAACGATTGTAATCATCTTTACTTAAATCTGACGCTTCGATATATCCATCTGTAAATTCTTCTTTTGTCATTTGTTTATGTTTCTCCTTTTCACTTATGCCTTTTTATGGGTGCGTGTCTCCAACAAATTCAATATTACATTCCTCTATAATTAAAACACTATTTTCTGGTATGGGTTCATTTGAAAACTTTTTTAATGCCTCAGTAGCCTCATTCCAGTTTTCAACTACAATCTCTTTAAACTCTATCTGCTTTAAAACACGCTTAATTACATATTTTTGCATGTTATGTTCTTCCTATCGTCTACTATAAACCTAATAAAGATACTCCTCATGCTCGATAAAATCTTCATTAACAAAAAAATCGTCGTAAGCATCGTCAAGAATATCTGTCATTTTAATATATAAATCTACAAATTCTTCTTTTGTCATTTATTTATATCCCCACTTAACGAATATTAAACGCCTTATGGCTTATCAAAAGACAATTTATTGTCCCGCAAAACTTGAAACAAACTCTCTGACAAAACAGTTAAATGCGTATGATCTATAGACAACTCATATTTAACTTTAATACTTTCAATAATCTCATGCAAAAAACATTCAGCAATACAACTTTCAGGTTGATCAGTTATTCTCATTCGAATCAAATTACCATAATCATAATATTCGCCAGCGGAAGTGATATCTTTATTCTGCACCTTTTCTATATTAATTGTATGTGCACCTAGTTTTATTTTATTTGGTATTTGCACCGCCTCACCTTCCAATTATGTAATGACTTCCATATTTGTAAAACCCAAAACACCATAACCATCAAGACATACGATATGAGTATCCCACCCGATGCGTCTATCAAAACCATAAGGCTTAATAGTGATTTCCCGACAATTGTATTCCCCCGGCATCAACTTATCGATGTCGTTTTGCAGATATTCTACAAGACCTGATCTCGTATCAAATTCTTGAACAGTTTTCATGGAATCAGATAGACTCCCTCTATGCTTTCTATATTCAAACATTTTTTAACCATTAATCATCAGGAAACCCATAACGCTCTTTCAAATATCCAGATAAGCCCTTAACTTTACCTTGCAAATCAAAATATTCAAAATCCTTCCTGTATCTCTCATAATGACCTTCAAGCGACATTCCTGCAAGCACTATTTTGTCAAATCCCATCTCAATTGCAACTAAAATGGCAAACAAACCTGATCCACCCTTTGCTGAATATTCCCAGTATTTATCACACTCGCCATAATCCCCGCAGGTATGCGTCTCATAATCACTGTTGCCATTTTGTAATTCCCTATTCTTTTGCCATTCAGGAAACTCAATCGGGTGTGCTGTAACCCAAAAATCTATACGATCTAAATAATTAACACCCGCCTCGTTAATAGCCATGACCTTGCCTTTATGCTTATATAATGACAAATCAGCATAAAGACAAGGCGCATTTCCTATAATAAGTAATCGACTATCCCACTGTTGCATAAGCTATAAAGTTTATCCCGCCACCTGTTGCAATTGTGCCAGCAACAACGGTATATATACGGGCATATCTCTTAGCAACTCCATCTTTGACAAGATTGTTGAAAGGAAGTATATAACGACCTATTCCCTGATCGACATCACCTGCACCACAGGCAGTTGCCAAACCAGCCGCATCACCTAAAGGCATACATGCTACATTAAAAATATCACTTGCAAACGTAGCACTTGAGCTAACCTGAACAAATATAAGATACGACTCATCCCCAGTGGCGACCTCAACCGCAGAAGCATCAATGACCATTTCAGCATCAAACTTCCCTGTGCCTAAATCAACTATTTTAGCAGCGCTATCAACTTGTGCCGCAGCACTGGCCGCAACTAAGCCAGCATCCTTAAATTCTAAATCAACATCATATTTTCTTGATTGTCTTACTGTACTCATTTTTTTATCCTCCTACACCGTCACCGCAGCGTTTGTAATTCCCTGAAGCCTTGCAGCAGCTTTTCCGTGAAAGAGAGCAATACCATTGAGCCACTCTATCCTTGTTCTATAAACAGGGTCTGAATCTATTTGCCCTAAATCCTCAACTTCTAAATCTCCGTTTTGTATACCAGTCAACATACCATCACCGATGGACACACAGTAAATAGACGTTGAAGCAGCAGTTCCGCCGCCTGGGTTCGCCTCAGTAAATGGTAAAATTTGAGTCCCCGTATTATCCTCGTCCATAATCAGAATTGGCAAATCAGCATATTTCGTTACCGGAATTCCAAACTCATCTTTTTCGTAAGTAATATAACCACCGACTGTTGAAAGTCTTGCAGCAGCCGTTAATCGCCTTCGCAATGCTTTATTCATTATCCAATGGGTAGGATTCAAAACAGCATCATAAAGTTCATCTAATTTCGCTAAACTTAAAGCATCACCACCACTTGTTGCACCTGCATCGAGCAACTGATTCCCTGCAAGTCTTATTTGCAATCCATCGGGCTCCTTCGGATCGGACTCTTGATCTCCCTTTATAAATTTCAAAGCATAATGCAACCCGATGGCCTTGATTTTCATGGCCTCTTGCACTGTTCTTTGATCTTCTCCCATCGTTTTGATAAGGGCTCTATCAACATCCAAGTCACCACCGCAAATTAGTAACGGCTCCATGATCGGATTTAATATACCAGTACTCTCGGTATATCCTTCATTGATTCCCCTGTATCCTACTCCCGGGAGAGTCTCCTCTCTATTATACCGAAGCGCACCTCCTGTAATATTCTCAAAAGTTAACACCCGCAGTATATCGGTACTTCTAGCAAACATTTCAATATATGCAGCTCTATACACATCACCCGAATGCAGCTTCCGGGCTTCCACTAATGTTAAAGACATTTTTTATCTCCATAAAATTTTGTATCTTGTCTTTTTTCTTCAACATTAGTCTTGCTTTTTTATTTCAAAATTATTGTTCCTCTATTTCCTGATCTTGCTGTTCTATCGGTCTCAATCCTAACCGCTCAAAAATCCCTTTGCAATTATTACTAATATGAATTAACCTAGCCGCCCCAATCCAACCATATTTTTGAATAAATTTTATATGATTTCCATTCATTAAGCCTGTCCTCGCCTTACTATTTTTAACCGCTCAACTGGACTAAGGTTTTCAAATTCCGGATTCACCTTGCCTATTTGACCCCTTGTAATCCGAGTATCAGCACCAGGGATTGCAGTACTTTGTATCTGATATATATTATGTGATTGCTTTACCCACTTCTCAAATAACTCACTCGCCGTACCTTCGTATTGTTTACTTTCGTCTTTTTCTTTTATTGTCAAAGATAAGAT